CTTTTACAGGATCATCTTTAATTACTTCAACAACATCGTTTACATATCCGGGAACATCGTCAGTAAAAAAATCAACGGTATCACCAATTAAGTCGTCAAAAAATCCCACTTAACGCACCTTTTCTTTTCCGACTGTTATATTCATTAGATATTCACCGCCTTTAAACCTGTTAATTCTTATATCAGTATCGGTTTTTTCTAAAATACCGTCTAACTCACGTAACGCTTGAAATAGAGCCTCTTCTACGTACGCTTTGTAATTTGTTATGTTTTTCTTTTGTAGGTAAGATATGTATTCTAACATGTTAACAACAAAATTTTTAGGTGTATCTACGTTAAATATACGTCCTGCTATTTTACCTTTATCTTTTTTGTGAGAAAGAAATATTGTGTTGCCTGCTTGTACCGTATCTGCTTTATCTAAAGTAGTTTCTCTAGCTGTGGCAATCATGGCCTGTTGAAAAGATAATTCTTTTTTTGGATAAAAATGCTCAACACCTAAATTACTTATAGCCATAGGTATTATAGAAGGCCCTTCTACTAGCCTTTGTTTACTATCTACCATTTGCACTATGATATCTCCAGTATACTTGCCACGACATGTAACCTGTCAGCAGTGGCTGCTGTAACCTTTAGTATCTCACCTGTTTTTAATACTAGAGGTGCCGTTAACAGTTCTGTAGTCCCATTTGCTGATATAGATTTGGTTTTAAACAAACTAAATGTAGAGGGTGATGACTCTGCATCTGTTAACGTAAGTGTTATAGTATCGGCATTACCTGAATCCTCTGATACAAGTATTGATTTTACTATGCTGGTAGTTAAAGAAGGAGCTGTGTACAAAGTTGTAACACTAGTACTTGTTAAATCTTTTTTAGCGTTTGTATATGCGTTACCCATTAGCCTAGAAACCAAGCCTGTGCATCAGCTTTATCTGTGCTGCTAGCATTACGAAGTGCGTTATCTAACTGACTAAAATACAGTCTTAACACGTTAGTAAGCTGTTCCATTGTTTGTGTATCATACTCTTGAGGAAAATAAGGTAAAACTGGGGCACGAAACCCTATGTCATAATTACTTTCTTTTGGCATCATCTTCTCCCATCTGGTCTTAAGTCAATTCTAGGTGTACCTACCTGCCAAGTTGTGCCTGTAGCTGTAGATTCTATCTTAATGGACATTTGTCTACCTCTTACCCTTGTGTATACCTGATCTGTATATGCTTCTACTGGTGATGTAGCTGAACGAGTTGCAGTTCCAGAATTAGAACCTCCCTCAGATGCAGGTGAGTTTATGCCTGACCCAGAACTATCTAAAGGATTTAATGTAAATGTTGCAGCTGGACTATCTGCTGTAGAACCATCAAAAGTTATATCAGGCAGTAGTTTGTAGACAAAAGCAAATTTATGTCCATCATCTAAATCAAACTCTGCAGATTCTACAAAAGCTGTTATGGCTGAAGGACTAGCTGTAGAGGTTTGTTTGTCATCTACACCATCCTCGTGATTTACTAAATTATTGTCGTAAGTAGCTGCAACAGGTTTATCTCTTAAACCAGAACCAATCCAAGCTGATCTAGCTAAGTTACCAAAATACCATATATCCTCTAAGTAATTGTAAATTACGTATCTGTCTATGTTATTGGCACTAGAAGAACAGTAGAACCACCAAACCTCATGAAATGCTTCGTTTGAACCTGCAAATACTTGAGGATACTGTAAAGTATTAAAATCGTTAAATACATATCTACGAACATCACAACGAAGAGGTTGTGAACGACCATCATATTTGTAGAAATTGCCTTTACCCATCCAATATGCAACACCGTTTGCGTATGCCACACATTTTTGAGAAGCAATGGACACGTTTTCACCAACGATATTAGCATTCCATACATCAGGTAGTTTAACATACTGCATTGAATATAGTGCTGTGTCAGTCCAAACAAGAATTTCTTGACGGGCTTGAGTAGCAGCTACTATTTCAGTACCTCTTGATAATGTCAAACTACCTGCTTGAGTTGTCTCAGTAGGAGTCCAGTTAGAAACCGTTTCTTGGTCTGACCATCTAATGTGCATTGGATTTAAACTTGAACCTGCTAATTCATTCGCACCGAAACAAAATACAAATCTGTTATCTGATACTAATATTATGTTTTGTACTGTTGGAACATCTGATGCACCTGATAAAGAAGATACCTCCACGGCTCTGGTAGATAAGGATGCAGCAGTGCCAGAATCCCAAAAGTAGATTCTACCTCCACTTGGGCCAAATACTAAATCTTCACCAAAGTTAGATTGATTCCATGTACGAAGTTCATTTACAGATGACTGTCCAATACCCCAAGTAGCTGATCCCCATGAACCTGCACCCCAACCTGTCAAGGGAACAGCAGACCCTGGCCCTGTATTTACTTGGTATGCGGCAGATACTGAACCTCCACCTGTTGCACTAGATGAAGCAGCAGACGATACTGTTATTGTAAAAGTAGTTGATGTTATAGTAGTAAGTCTAAACTCACCAGTTATTGTTATACCTCCTACTGCACTACCACCACTAAAGGTTACATAATCTCCATCTAAAAACCCCCCATTTGCATCTGTAACAGTAACTGTTGTAGAGCCACTTGTAGTTGTAAATGGGTTGGTTAAAGATACAGTAGCACGTAATGGTGTAACGTCATTATATCCTCCACCATTTTCTATGTAAAATTTTTGACTTGTGCCAACACCTATGAAGTTTTGACCTGTTATGGTAACCCAGTTAAATAGTGAACGAGCTACACCTAAAAATGTAGACGAAGATATTTGTGCCCATCCACCTATCTTTTCAGGCATTCCTTTACGAAAACGTATTTTATCACCGTTATACCAACCACCTTCGCTAGCATAACGAGTTTTCTCTCTATTTATACCACCTCTAAGTGCTAACTTCTTTAATGTCATAACTAGCCTACTTTTTTCATTCTTTCTATAAGTCTTTCTGCCCTGTTTGTAACCTGATTATACCACCTGCTTTGCTTCATCTGTTTTGCGGCTTCTTCATGGTTTCTTTCTTTTATAGCTTTTATCATAAGTTTAAATTTTTTATACCGAGGTAATCCAAGATTAAACATCATATTGCAACATATTCTTTTTATTTCTTCATCCATGTCATCCCAGTCATCATATACCTTTTTACAGTCATCTATAGTTATTTTTATATCTTGTTCAAATAGTTCACTGCATCTTTCATAAGATATTTTTGTGCCTACAGGTTGTCCATGTTCTGGATCATCTTCTTTTATCAAATGTCCAATACCCATAGTAGGTAAATTTAAATGATCAAGATAAACCTCTAATTTCAGGCCCTCATCTGCTTCTATTTCATCCTGTAACTTGTTAATATCCATTATTTACCTTTCCTATTTAAAATCTGCAGTCCTTGTTTACCAAACCTGTATCCAAATGAACTACCTATTACTATATATAACATATTATGAAACCAATTAGGAGTGTGTTCATCTAAGAATATAAAACCTTCTTTAACATACTCCTGTGTCCAAGGCAAAAAACAACATGTTAACACGGCTATAAACCAAAGTGACCACGCTTCGTCCTTCCAGCTTTCGCCCATCTGGTCTGTTAAAGACCTCTCATTTAACATTGAACTTGTAGCTTCTGTCTCGTAAACCTTAGCTTCCGCTTTGGCTCTAGCTACTTTAACTTCTGTTTCTGCTCTTGCTTTATCTACACGTCCTTGTAACCACGTACCTGCCAAACTTGATATTGGCCCTATAATACTACTTAACATATATTACTCCTTTTCTGGTGGGGGGATTAATCTGCGAAAAATTTATTACATTTTGTTTAACAATAATCAAAGGAAGCCTTTCATAAATTAAGTGTTAAAATGAGCAGACACCCCCCATAACTCTAACATTTCCATCTTCTTCTAGCTTGTCTCAAACGACTGTTTGGATTCTTAGCCGCTTTTGGGAACTTTTTCATTTGCCCCGCACTTCTAGCACAAAATGACTTACGCCTTTTTGCTGCTTTACTTCCTGGTTTTACCTTACCAGTAACTGCTGTTTTTAGCTTACTTCCGGGGTTTTCACGTCTATATTTAGCCACACCTTTAGCGGTCATGCCTGCACCAGACTTGGTAGGTCTTTTATCTCCACTTTTTATAGTGTAGCCTTTCATGCTACCCCTTTTTCTTGCCATTTTGCCTACTCCTTCTTATTGATTCTTTGCCTCTTTTAAATATACTGGCAACTTCTGTTTTACCCATAACCTTGGCTCTTTGCTCTCCAACTGTCAATATTTGAATTTTTCGAGCAAATGGTTTGTTAACTTTTTTAACCTTTGCCACAGTTGCACGAGCATCAGCTGGAGTTGCAAACTTAATTCCAACAGTATCCTTTGGATTCTCATCTGTGTATAATCTCCTTCCGCTACCTTTAGGTTTTTTTCCTGTTCCTACCTTTGGGTCTCTTTTCTTTACTGCCATTGTCACTCTCATTATACAAGTTATCAAATATCCTATTTACATCTAACGTATAATCTAAATTAGACTTAGAATAGTGTATGTGCTGCGAAGGTAAAAAGTCAGGTGGCCCTTCGCCTGTTTCAAACCATGCTGGATGTGTAACACGAACACGGTTATTTGGCAACGCTACCATGTTACCTGTCCATTCGCCTGCATCAAGTAAATACATGACATGACTCTGCTTATGCTGTGCAGGGTCATCAGCAATCTCACTTTCTGAATAGTCAACTGTAAATAGATATTTAGCAGGGTAGAACTTTCCACCTATCTTGGCTACCCAAGGACAAGGTGTTGCTCTATCTAATGTATAGACAGCATGGGTATATGAAGAACAGTCCCAAGGTTGTGCATCATGCACTTCCATTGGTTCAGGCCACTCTTCTACGGCTATATCAGCCATCAAAGCAGTTATAGGCATCCTTGCCCACATGGCTCCTCCATGCACGTTTGGTTGATCTGTATCGTCTGTTTCGCAACCTGTAAACATAACCTGAAAACTCAAACATCTATTTGGCATAGTAGTAACAGCTATTGCCATAGCGTGTAAGAAGTCTCCGTGGTGTCTTAGATGGTTACAAGTGTATTCTCTCCTTACCCAACATTTAAAGTAAGGGATATTACTTTGTAAATAAGGCACTACTTCTTTTTTCTAGCCCTTAGTGCCTTCATTCTTTGAGCCATGGTTTGTTTCTTACCATTTTTACCAGCGGCTTTTTTCTTGGCATCTACTTTTTTAATAGCTTTTCTAAGATTATTAATCTTACCACCATTTTTCATGCCTTTTCTTTTCATTGCACCACCTGCACGGTAGCCTTTTTTCTTCATCATACCAGCCATATATATCTCCTTATTTTTTCTTTCTGCTAGTTTTTCTTCTTGCGGCTTCAACCCTTCTTGGTTTACCCGCTGGTTGCCCTAATCTTTTCTTTTGAGCAATTCTTTTCGCCTTTTCAGCTCTTGACATTTCTCCCGAAGTTTTTGGGGTTTTAGAAGATATCCTCTTTGAGGGGCGACAATATGGAGTACCCCGTTTTTCACCTTTGCGTCTGCCACAAGCCTTCCCCGTGCGGACATCTTTCCAATCCTCCTTAAACCATCGTTTTAGTGCTAAACCAGATTTTGTTTTTCTTACTGCCATAACACATTATACATATTTAGTGACTTTACGTCTCTTTACTACACCACAACCTCTGGCTATACCAGAATTACCAGCAGGTCTTTTTCTATGACTTCTTCTAGTTAGTCCTCCATTAGAGAGTTTAACTATACCTCCTGCAGCTTTCTTCTTTTTACTTGATTTTCCGTAGTTTGCAGCACCAACTTTTCTACATTTTGCAATCGCTCCTGATGCATACGCTGATGGGAAAACTCTATATCTAGCTTTAACTTTGTGATAACAAGCGTCTTTTGGCATAACTACCCCTTTATCTTTTTAGTAATTAATAAATATATAGTGTAACACACAAACACGTAAACAGTAGCTATACCAATATCAACTAAATGTTCACGCATATGATATATAAACTGGATACCTGCTTCAACATCACTACCACCACCCATGTTGATAGTCTTACTAAAGTTTTCTACATCGCTGACTGTCTGTTCAATCATTTACCTGTTAACCAGTCCCAGAATGTTTTTCTTTTAGCAGTTCCAATTAATTTTCTTATTAGACTTAAAATACTATTTTTTTCTTCAACTACCTTTTTAGGTCTACCTCTTTTAGCCATCTTAATCTCCTTCTTTTTTCGGGACTGATTTAGGAACGCAATAAGCTTTAACCCAAATTTTGCTATCCCCTGCGAGGGAAGGGTCATAGTTTTGGGCTCTAATTTTTTGTGCAATTCTAAGGCACGAATCCAAATCACTGAAATATACCGCCTCCTGTACAGTCCCTGATAAAAATACTACTAATAACCATGTCATTTACCATTTTCTTTCGAGCGTGTAAAAGCCGTTGTTCCCATAAAAGTTGCAACGATACCTAAATTTGCCACAACATAAGTAGAAAGTAAAGCCGTAACCATCTCAACTCGTGCATCTGGTATGACTGGTGACATAACTAACACTATTAATATTATAGAAGATATGGATGATACCCAACAAAGCATGCGTTGCTGGTCTTGCATTTTATCAGAATTTTCAAGGCGTATCATATGTTCAGACCGTGCTAGTTCTTTGTCTGTAACAACACCGTCACCATCTAAATCAAACTGTTCGTATTTACTTCCTTTTTGTAATTTTTTACTCATTTAAAACTGTCCTTTATACTTTTTATCACATTCTTAAGCGTAAACGGTTTCTCATTGGGCCTATACTTACAACGTATCTCCCTGGGGCACTCACCTGCACCAATGGGCACATACTCGTTCCACTGTGTGTAGTTAGCTCCAACATAAACGCAAATCCTTGTTTTGTCTTGTAATATTTGACTTGCTAACCTGCAAGTCGTCACGTCTTTTTCTCTAGCAAACACAACTATGGCTAAGATAGAAAAAACACACACGAATAAAAGAAAATAATAGATAAGGTTATACAGCATAATCATTACGCTACACTTTTAGTAATAAGCCAAATCATCCAGCCAAGAGCAGAAAATCCTATAAGAGCAGCAATCCCCATAATTGTATAATCACGTACCATACGTTGCTGCTCTTGTTTTGCATACACTGCTTCCTGCCGTGCTTTGCGTATACGACCTTCTTCACGTATTAGATCATCCCATGCTTGGAGTCCATAGTGAGCTACTAAAAAGTTTTTAAGTTCCTCTCTTTGTTTTTGAAGTTTCTTTTTACTAGCAAAACTTTCTATAGCTACTTCTTCAACAGAGCCGTTAAATAACTTATCAAAGGTAGATGGATTGTTTGCAGTTTTGTGTATATTATCTACGTCACTTACTGCTTTCATCCATGTTGATAGCTGGCTTGATAAATCCTCAATCTCACGTCCCATCATAATGGCTTTTTTTATACCGTTGTAGGCGGCTGTTGCCCCGCTGACGGCTGCGGATAATGTAAGGGGATCAATCATTTAAACACAGCTATTTTACTATAAGACCAACCAACAGTAATATTATTGTTCCTGCTGTCCCAATCATGATGTGTTCAATTCTTTTAATACGCAATATAGTCTCTTTCCACCGTTCAGCACATACAGCCTCATGAGTGTCTAACTGAGATTTTACTGATGTAGCCGTAGGTTTAGCCATTAGCTAGTTTGTGTTTCTCTAAATGCTTTGTAATTAGCTTTAACTGTATCAGTCCAAGCTGCATTTGCAATAGCTTGTACAGAAGCATCTTCACCACTAATGTCAGTCGCAGTATGTGTCCACTTACCATCTTCATCTTTATCAGAATGAAATGGTGCTAACACATGACGATGAAAAGAACGACTTAATTCTATTTTAGAACCATCTGCTTGTTCTTCCATAATCTTTGTTGCCTTGCGAACTTGTATGTTCCATGTTGATACGATTTCTATTTTATCGTATTCTATTTCTTTGGTTATATCACCATTTGCCATATTGTTTCTCCTTTTTAGGCTTCCAACTCTAGCAATCCACTAGAATATTCCTTTATTAAACTACCGTATAAGAACCACCACCACCAAAGTAACCAGTGCTTATTGTTCCTATACCAAGATTAGTTTGTGTTGAACCAGTTGGTACTAAATTAATATATGCTCCACCATTAGGAATATATCCTTTTTGTGTTTCATTACTATGCGTGTCATTGTACATTATACCAATATATCCTTGATATGTATTACCCACCATAGCGTATGGTAATCCACCTACTTGAGCAGTTCCAGAACCTTGACT